TCTGCTGCCTGTCCCACTGTCAAGCTAGTCCCTTGCGGGTTGCTGCTTTCCATACACTAACCTCTACTTAAAAATCTTAAATCGTCTCTTCACTATCTCGCCTTCGGCGGCAACAGATTCAAGACGCGCCTTAACCTGACGCACTGCGCGAATTGCCACGTATGACTCTTCGCGTAAGTCAATGTCGTCAGGATTACTATTGATGATACGCTCGATGTTGTCTTTTTCCAACTCATCGAAGATTTCCGTCAGAAACTCATCACCAAGTAATGCTTTTGCTCGTTCCCATCGTTGTGTCATAGCAGGCTCTTTAGTTTGTTTTTAGGCATTCTTGCTTCATTAAGTGCTTCTAAGAAGTCCTCACCGTACTTGTTTACCGCTTTCCTACGAATGACATATTCGCCGCGCTGTAGCTTGGCGTAGCCTTCGTCTGGCCCGTCTGGGTTAGGCCCAAGCAACGATCGAATCTTTCCGCCTTTCTCGTAACCAACCTCACCATCTGGCTTTTCTTCGTAGTCTGTAAAGCCTACGATCTTGCCGCCCATCGCTCCGCCTTGGGATACGTTGGCATCTTGCGCGGCTTGCTGTTGAGCTTGTTGCGCCGCCTGCTCTGCTAACTGAGTATTGGTTTTCGCCCAATCGTAGTTTTTAAGTAATCCGGTTTGGTTGAAGTAACCAGGCTGGAATTGTTGCACTTGAGATACGGCAGGTTGAACGCCAAACTCTAGCGTCATAGGGCGAAGGTTTGTGTAGCCAGCAGCACCAGACTGGAACTGAAACGGAACCTCTGGGGTTGGCGTTGTCTTGTAAAAGAACCCCGATGTTGGCGCAGCAAGGCTTGTTTGACCGCCACCCGTTTGAAACGGCACAAAGTTAGTCGCGGGGAGGTTAAACGTCGGTGGCATGTAGCGACTAGGATCAAACGTGCTAGGCGTTGTTGGCGTAGTCGTGGTTTGCCCTAACCCCATTTGGATAGATGACTGAACGTCTGCCTCTGGTACACCCATTGCTCGCAGCATGTCTGCTGTGATCTTGTTCTGATTGAACCAAGCGATCTTTTGTGCGCCCGTGTAAACATTCCAATCGCTCGGAAGAGTCATACCGGCAGGCAGCTTCCATGTTGGTGGCGCTGCCGTACCGGTTTGTCCTAGCCCGTAAGAGATAGCCTGCTGAATATCAAACTCAGGAACATTGTACTGTCTGAGCATGTCAGCGGTTATGCCCTTGGAGTTAAACCAGTTAACTTTGTCTTGGCCTGTGTAGTATTGCCATTCAGGAGGCAGACCTAAACCAAGTTGCCCTGCCATCAGCGTTACAGCATCCTGGGAAGGATTACGCACCTCGGCAGTAGGAGCGTCTTGCAAGCCAAGAGCCGCGAATGCTTCGTCTGTTGCGTTAGTTGGGTCTACGTTCCTGATGTAGTTGCGTAGTTCAGCCTTAGACCTACCGGATGCAAGAAGCTGCTGGATATAGCCTTGTTTTGTAGCTAAAGGCGCTGCGGTATTCCACTGCACTCCGAATACATCGTAAGTGGGCGGAGGTGGTGGTGTGACAGGTTGGCTAGTAGGTATGCCAAGCAAGTCGTAAACAGTTTGATTTGCGTTAGCTGGATCTAACTCCGCAATCTTTGATTTGATTTGATCTGGTGTGATTCCAGCAGTCAATAGAGACTGAATGTAGCTCTGTTTAGTTGCGAGCGAGGAATTTGGATCCCATTCCAACCCAAAGACATTGTAGGTTGTAGCCATAGGTGTGCTCACATTGTTAAGAGGTTCTTGCGTGGATGCTTGCGGCGGTGGACTAACCGGAGGTGTAACTACAGGCGGAGGCTCCACAACTGGAGGCGGTGTAACAACCGGAGGGGGTGTAACAACCGGAGGAGGCGCTACAACCGGAGGAGGCCCCACAACTGGAGGCGGTGGAACGTATGGGGGTGGGTTTGGTATGCCTAGTAAGTCGTAATTTGCTTGCGTAGCACTTGCCGGATCTAGTTCAGCAATCTTGGCTTTTATCTGATCTGGCGTAATACCAGCAGCAAGCAAAGAGTTAACGTAACCCTGCTTTGTCGCTAACGACGAGCCTGAGTCCCAGTTAAGCCCAAATACGTTGTAAACAGGCGCAGGAGGCGGAGCCGGAGGAGGTGGCGGAACATACGGAGGCGGCTCGTAGTAAACCGGCTCTGGCTCGTAGTACACGGGTTCGTTTTGTACGGGAGGAGGCGTGTATACAGGAGGAGGAACATACGGAGGTGGCTCTGGGGGTGGAGCGTACCCGTTGTTAAGCATCCAATTGATTGAGTCGGTATCAACGCCAGCATTGAGCAATTCAGTCGTTGAGACATTGTTAGCGTTGAACCACGCGATCTTCTGCGCTGCGTCGTAGCTATCCCATCCAGCCGGTAGTTCGTCAACTAAAGCCATGATTACCCTGGTATCTCAATGTTAGACGTAATGCCTGCGCCGACTTTCATAGCCTTCATCTGCGCTTCTGCCTCGAACTCCATGCGCTTGAGTTCTAACTCGGCTAGAGCCTTCTCTCTTGCAAGTTGAATATCTGCCATAGCCTTTTGACGCTTGATCTCAATATCCGCCTGAGCCTGTGCCATCATCATTTGTACGGCAGGATCTGGGCCTTGTTGCTGAGGCTGTGCAAGTGCAGCATCAACCTCTGGTGTTACTTGCTTGAAGAACTCAGCCGAATCTGCAAAGCCTGCTGCCTCAATCAACTTTCCGAGCGTCGCACGATATTGCGAGACAGACACTAAAGGATTGTTCGGGCCGTACGCTTGAATGATCTGCTCTTGCTTTGCAAGAACCATCGAGAGCATCGCCATCTTTTGCTCGATGTTCCCCGTACCAAGTCCGACATTCACTGTGCAATCGTACTGGTTCGACCACTCTCGCGGGTCGTACTGAACATACTGGCCGCGCATCCGAATGATGACTGCTTTGTCCTGGTACTTGCATAAAAGATGTAATAACCCTTTGAATAAGTCTTTTACACCTGTTTCAGAGAAGATCCTAGCGACTAATTCGATCTTTCCTTGTGAGGCTTGCGTAAGGGCTGCAATGGCCGCAGCAGTCACGTTCTGTAGGATGTTGGGGTCTAACCCTTGGGAAGCCTCTGTAACGCCCGTACGTTTGGCTTGGATCGAATCCAGGTACTCCATGAACGGGAATACCTGTTGAGCAACAGGATTAACCTGGATGGGAACAAGTGCGCCAGGGTTCTTCATCCTAACCACACCACCAGGCGTAACGCTTAAGAGATCATCGAGGTTGACCTGGCCTTCAACTGCTCCCATACGAGAGTTGTTCTGTAGGTACAGGTTATCAAGCATCTGCCTCGTTAGAGTAGTCTTGATAAGCTGGAGATCAACTGTACGGTCAGCAGGGCAATCCCCAAAAAACCTATGAGGAATCGGAATAGGACAGAGGGTGTAAAACGGCACATAGTCGGTTTCTTCATTGCTTAGGATTTCATTCCCCGAAAAGTGAACCCGTCTTAATTCTGCAATTCCATCTCCGTCGTAGTCAGTCTTTAGGTAGCACTCAAACACTTCAACCGTCTGCATGGACTTGTCGAGACTTGGCTCCATGTAAGGCTGCTCGTCACGGTTGTATCGAGCAATGTACTCAGCAGAAAACTCAAGATCGTTGTAGACAGGCAGGTTCATCACGATCTCTGCATCAAACCCCATCGCAACTAAATCAGACCTTGTGATGAGTTTTCTATGCGCGACGAAAGGTGTATCTCTTACGGTCTTACCTGCCTTAGAGATCAAGAATTCTTCGGGAGGCACATTCTCGATCTTGATCTTTCCGGCCTTGGTTTTCTTCATCAGCGCAACGTTATGAACGCGCATCACTTGGCCGTCAATATCCTGCTCAACCGTCTCTTGTGCTGCGATCTCCATCGTGCCATCAGACATGATGAGAGCTAATTCGTCGTCGGTAAGGTTTGCGTACTGCTCTTTAGTGACGCTTATCGAGTCATCCCAGTAGGCTTTGATAACCCCAACCTTCTGAAGGATCGCGTCCTTAAACCAGTCGTGCATGATCGAGATGCCTGGGTTCTGCTTCATCAGCACCCAGTTTGTGTACTCAGTAGCTTGTTGGGCTAGCGGTTCATCGCCTGGGCCTACAGGCTCGAATACACCGATCTGGTCAGCAGACGTAAACAAACGCATGAGAGGCGGAAGCATCCCGTCTACCGCTTCTGCAACCTCTCCGGTTACGATCTGGCTGCGACCCTCTACCTCGTTCCCGTAGGGATCACGCATGTAGGCAGTGAGCGCGTTCTTGCGCTGCTCGACCGTCTCGGTCTCAAGAAAGCCTATGGCGTTGTCGATTTCGCCTTGAAGTATTGCTTTAAGTCTACCGTCGTCCATTACACCACCCAGCTTACGTTAGGTTTCAGAGGCTTTGACCAAGATGTTGTCTCAGACATACCAACTGCTAAATACCGAAATGCGTCAGAAGCATGAGATGCCCAGTCGTGAAGAGGCTTATCCCAATAAACTTGACGCTTATCGTCGTATTGTCGCCGATAATTCCTTAGTGCGTCCACTCCACGCTTAGTCTTGGAGTCGAACCAACAATAAGGAATAAGCCTTCTCACGGCCTGTATCCCATCGTCAACACCCATTCTCGGCACAATCGTGATGTTTAGCCCTGCTTCTTGCAGGAGTTCTAGCCTAGATCGTCCTGAGCCTAACTCCCTGACTTGCACATCGTGAGGCAGTAACTGCTCGGCAAGTTCGTAGTGATTCGTTCTCAGCCAGTTCACGTACCAATCGAGCCCCTGACCGTGGTTCTCTACAAAGTCAATGAGCCGCGTCTCTAATCCCACTCTTTGACAAACCCAGATTGCAGTGGAGTCGCCTATGCCTAAGTCCCAGGCTGCGTAAGTCTTAGCTAATCCGTCTACAGGGATGTCATGGAATCGCTCAGACGGTAGCTCATTGAGAAGTTGTCCGTAGTAACTCCCCTCGATTGCTGAGTCAAAGGAACACTCAAACTCTTGCAGGTACTTGTCGTCTCCCATTTCAGACTTGGCTGCGTCGAGTTCAGCCTGAGGGATAAGACCTGTCTCGGATGCTCGGAACTCAAGCAGTGCCCAATCGTTATGCTGCTCTGCATGGTCTCTCAGGGTCTTAAAGTGGTTGTTTCCCTTTGGGGTTCCGAGGAATAACGCCCATCCCATCCTATCTGACAGTGCCGGACGAACCACTTCCGACCAAATTTTAGGGTTCTGGTCGCCAAATTCGTCGAATACAACCCCGTCAAAATACTGTCCTCTAAGAGAGTCTGGGTTATCAGACCCTGCAAGTTGGATGCGTCTACCCCAGAAATCAACCCTAAGTTCTGCAATATTCGCG